TGCAACTCCAGTTGTAGTTCCTCCCCAAGATCCAAGAGACCAACCAAAACCTTTTGCTTGCACAGCTGGTCCTACAGGATAATAGTGTTGTACTCTTATGCCACCAGATGTGGTTGCACCAGATCCAGATTCATTTGATGGCATTGTAATTGTAATAGTTGTGCTAGATGGCACACTTGTTACCATAAATTTTTTATCATTAAAATCTGTCGCTGCAAAATTAGATCCAGTTATTGAACTAAAATTATCTAATAAAACTATATCTTGTTCTCCAATACCATGAGAACCACTGAAAGTTATTGTAACAGTTGGTGATCCATTGGTTGTGCTAAATGCACTGGTAAGCGTTGTTGTAGATTTAATTGGGTGTATGTCATAGTATATACCTCCAGAAAAAGCATATAAAATTCTGTTAGTTCCTATGATTGCATACTTTCTACCTTTACTATTTACAAAATGATGAAGACCTCTCCCTGCACCAGTTAATTTGCTGTCTCCTAATTGTCTCCAACCACCTATTTTTTCCGGGGTGCCGTATCTAAATCTAACATTATCACAATCTATCCACTGGCCTTCGGCTGTGGTTGCGGATATTTGTTTATTGATACCTGGTTGAAAACCTATTTTTTGTAGCATAATAATCCTATAATAATCAGGCAGGAGATGGTGTGGTGGCATATCTCCCGCCAGATTATTATTCTACTATATTATTTTGGTAATTTAAAGCCTTTAAACCATGCAGGTAGCCCTATAAATGGTCTTGTATCAAACTCATTTTCTTTAGCCATCTTAGAGCCTTTTTTGTTGTAGTGTAGAAATACTTGACCACAATGGTCACCTTTAAATTCTTCTCTCCAATGTTCTAAATCACAACCAGAATATATTAACATATCACCTGGTTCTAATTTAACTTTAATACCAGCCTGACCTTTTTTACCTGTTGGATCTAAATATATAGGCCAATCATCACCACCAAGATTAAGTGTTGTTGATATCTCACAACTAAATCTATCTTTGTGTCTAGCTAAAATATCACCTTGTTTGTATATTCTAGCGTAAGAATATGTTTCTGATAATTTTAAGCCTGTGTGTTTTTCCATAATAGGTTTTACTTTTTGTAATAAAGTTTCCATTACTATATCTGAATAATGTGAGTATGTGTTTGGAACTTGTTCATCTGTCCACACTCCAAAGTATTCTGTAAAAGGAGATATATATCTTTGGTCGAATAAAAATCTTGCAACCTTTCTTTTATTTAAAAAATAGGCATAACAAAAATCAGCCATTTCTTTACTTATTGCTTTTTTTAAAACACTATATTTATTTTTTTTGAACGACATTTAATACTCCTTTCGGTATTGCTTGACAGTTCCAATGTATAAATCTAAACGGTTCATATCCCATATCCACACTATATAAATGTGGCATGTAAGATGGAAAAAATATCATACGACCAGGTTTAACTTTAAAATGTATTTGTGATGTTGCATGACTTATTTTTGTTTTATCTTTTTCTGGTAATAAATTCATAACATTTCCTGCTCTCGGATCTTCAAAAACTGGCATCGATGTTCTTTCACTAGCTTTTAAAAAATAAAATCCAGATATATGTCCATTCCAATGTGTATGTAAGGTATGATGTCCACCACCTTTTTTAGCAAATTCTTGAACCCACATTTCTGTTGTAAATACTTGGTAGTCTTTTAAATCAAAACCCATTTCGCCTAATAGATTATGTGCTGTTGCACCAATATATTTTATTAAATCATTAAATTTAGGATCACCTATTAAAGTTGTAGAATGAAACACATTACCCATATCCCCTTTATCACCAAATTTTTTGTTTCTTTCATTTATTTGTTTTTTTAAATTTTTTTGAGATATTTTAATATAAGGATCAGAAGCTTTATTTAATTTATTTACAAACTTAGGTTGATCAGCCCACCATATAGGACATTTAAAATACTCCTCTAATTGTAGTTGCATTGGAAAGGTCATACTCATCTATAAGGCCATCCTATATTCCAAATAACTAAACTGTATCTTGAACCTTTTTTAACTGGACAAACTCTATGCCATACAAATGAAGGGAATACAACTAAAGAACCTTTTGGTAATATTTCTGTGCACTTTCTAATATTAGGTTTTTTATCGGGGTCTTTATCTCTAAAATCAAATTCTAATTCACCACCTTTATAATCTTTTGGATTTGATAAAGTAAGTGTTACAGATAATTTTCTTATTTTACCATGAGAGGGATCGTTTGCATTTTCTCTAATATATGGTCTATCCCAACTGTCACAATGCCAATCATAATATTGACCTTTTTCATATTTTGTAAACTGACAAGATTCACTAAAGTCCCATTGAAAATTCCAACCAGCACTTGCATTTGCTTGATGTACGTATGGCTGTATTTCTTTATATATCCATCTATCATTCATCCAAACAATATTAGAATCTCTTTTTTGTTTTAAATCTGCAACTTGTTTTTTATTTAATTTTTTTGGATCAGCTCCTAGTCCACCTGTTAAAGCCATTTGATCAGATAATGATTTACCATATTTTACAATCTCATCACAAATCCTAGAAGGAACTGCTGATTGAAAATACCAATAATAATTTGTTAAGTTCATATATCTTTATGAACTTAATATAACATTTCTTATGAAACTGTCAATGTTCCTGAAACTGTAAACGTAGCTATTTTATCACCACCAGGGTGTGTAGACGTGCTGTTTGTTCCAGGGGATACCGCAAAAGTTGTATCACTAGGTGCTCTTACAATTACAATACCTGATCCACCTGCACCACTAGCATTACAATTTGATGATCCAGTTGGGTTATTACCTGATCCACCGCCACCACCACCTGTGTTAGCACTTCCGTTACCACCAGCTGAATTTGCACCACCAGCTCCACCACCACCAGCTCCACCAGACGGTTGTGGTCCTGGAGTATAATCTCCTCCACCTCCACCACCAGCATATGTTGTGCAACTATTATTAATATTATTAGGGGCTCCTGCACCACCGGCACCACCGGCACTGCTTGAACCATGGCCACCTGTAGCTGTAGCTCCACCTCCACCACCAGAACCATAACCTGGTCCACATTTATATCCAATACCACCAGCATTTCCTTGTGGAGGACTAACAGGAGGTGTGTTACCAGCTCCAGGGGCTCCACCTGAACTACCATTTGGATTAGGTGTGCATCCCGAATATCCACCTCCACCACCAGATCCTCCTGCAACAGCAGCATTTCCTATTTGGCCACCACCTCCACCACCTGCTGATGTTATAGTTGAAAATATTGAATTTGTTCCTGAATTACCAACACCTTCATCACTAGTTCTAGCAGCACCTCCAGCTCCAACCGTAATTGTATAATCTCCTCCAGCTATTTCTAACGTCGATCCTTGTAAAGGGGATGGTCCATAACCTGATGCACGATAACCTCCTGCACCACCGCCACCACCAGTTCTTACTCCTCCTCCACCTGCACCACCAGCTACTACTAAATAATCTATATTAAATAATCTAATTGGCCACGTATCATCTTTTCTTGCTTGAAACTGACTTTGCATTGACCACACACCAGTTGCTTTATTTAATTCTTTTACCACTACAATTCCTGAGCCACCTGCTCCACCAGGATTACTTCCTGGAGGGCTTCCAGAACCTCCGCCACCGCCACCTGTATTAGCGGTCCCAGCATCTGCTCCACATGGTTTACCTGCTCCACCGCCACCATTTCCTCCAGCATTAGGACCAGCGGATTCACTTGAACCACCACCACCTCCAGCATAATAAACTGGAGAACCTGTTATTGTTTTCTCTAAACCTACCCCACCTACTCCACCAGCAGATGTTGTTCCATCAGTTCCATTTGCTCCAGCACCTCCACCACCACCAGAACCAAATTGAGGTCCTCCTGCACCTCCACCACCATTACCTTGAGAGCCAAAAGTACCTGTTCCCCCTGTTGATCCAGCACAAGAATTTCTTGCACCTCCACCTGAAGCACCAGGTGCTCCATTTGATGTAGGAGAAATACCATCTGATGTTGCTCCACCTCCACCACCTGGTGCACAAACACTCAAAGATGGTATAGATGTAACACCTCCATTAGTTGAAAATGGACTAGCTCCTGCTGGATAAGCCGCACCAACACCTCCTGCTCCTATTGTAACTGATAAAGAACCACTAGCATTTCCTGTTCCACAAGTAACGGCTCCACCGCCACCACCACCACCATTATCAATTCCACCTCCACCACCAGCACCAACAGCT